AAGAAGAAGTTTGCAACAATGTCTCCCCAGTTATCGGATACTAATTCTGCCCGTGTTACGCTTGCAACAGCACCACTAGTTTCACCAACAATAATCGCATCTTTTGTAACGTATCCATAATATTTTTCTTCTGTTGCCAGAGCTCTTACACCAAAGTTAATTAATTTGGAAGTTGCCGAATAAGAAGTTCCTGGCGCAGGTCTTGTTCTATCATAAGGATCAACACTATATTCTTCAACAAGAACGGCAGGAGATCCTAGTCCAGCACCAATGTCTGGTCTAGAAGTATCACCAAACTTATGATTTGGTCTTTGTACTCTTATATAACCAATTTGTTGTCCACCATGATATATTCTTGCATCTTCAAAAACTTGGAAAGATCCAGATTGCATTTGAATTTCGCAAAGTTTTGGAACAATATCAACTTGCTGGCTATCAAGATAATGGTAATGCTTTGTGAAAGGTCTTAATCCATTAGCATTAAAATATACGTTTCTTGAACGCATGAATGGATCAACGTTGCCACTTATTTTTACATCTTCAACATAGTTGAATTCACGAGATGGTCCAGTTAATTTGGGTGTATAGTTAGTTGTTGTAGTTGTTGTAGTTGTAGTCAGAGTTCTTACACCCTTCTCACTTCTTCCACCACCCTTCTTATAGGTTTCTTGCTCAGTGGTTTGGTTTACATCAACATTAACATTTGCTTCTTGTACCCACTCTGCACCAGTAGATTCTGTTCTATTGTCATCAATATAGATTGTTCTAACCCAGTTATCCGATGCTGGATCAAGTTGAACTCCACCGACAAAAACAATAACATTAAATGGGTTAACATTTTCAACATTAGTTGCGTGTGGCTGCTCTATCCAATCAACTTCATCGTATTTTAGTGTTAAGATGTCACCGGTTTTTTGAATATTAGAATCTAATAGTTTTAGGTTCTGAGTACTATCGGTTTGAGTTCTATCAATTGCAGGATCCAATGCTAATTCTGCCTGCATAGACCAGAAATCTACAGGAGTAATTGCAGTTGGGTCTGACTTGCTAATATCAATAGAAGTATATCTTTTATCTGCAAGAGATTTATCTTTAAAACTGCTGACAATAAAACCAGACTTAAATCTATTTAAACCATTAGCATCAGTAACTTCAAGAGTTTGAGCTTTTAGTTCAAGCATACTCAAACTGGTAACATCTTCTAAGTTTTCAATTCTCTGTTCCAGTTTGGCAATATCACGCATCGTGAATCTTCTGTTATCTCTCAATAAAATCTTTGGATCTTTTTGAGGATTAAACAGATATGCTGGATACTGAATTTGGGCAAGTTCCATAGCATCATCTGCCAAAACAGGTGCTTTTGGATTATCGGTTGCCTCACCCTTAACAATTTCAATTTCACCAAAACGATTGACAGTTATTAAATCAATTCTTGGTAAGTAGTAACTATATCCAATGAATGATGTTTCATCGGGAGAAACTACATATCTAAAAGTGCTTTCGTATGATCTGGAACTAAATGCAAATGGTGATGAAGTTGCAGTGTCTGGATTAAATTCTTCTACTCTTGGTCTGAAATCTAAAATATCAGATACTCGAGTACCATTTGGAACAGATGGAATATCGCTAGCATATCTTTCTTCAGTATAAGAATTTACTGTAAAGATATCTCCGGTATTTCCAGATGAAACTTTATAATAATCCAGCACTACTAAAAGTTGACGAGATGGTACAGAACTTTCAGATTTTCTTCTTATTCTAGAATAGTCGCAATATTGATTCTTATGTCCTTTATCTAAGACATAGTTTTTAGTCTTATCAATATAACTTCCAAAGGTTATTTCTTGAATAACTGCATTTATTGAAGACTCTTTGAATGAAACATTTTCTCCGACTTCAAAATTATTCTCATTCAAATAAACAAATTCTATTGTTGAAGATCCTCTGTTGACAACTTGTGCAACTGCTCTACTATTGGTTCCTACTATTTTTTCACCAACAATAGCATTGGTATCTAATGCTAGTCCAGTAGCAAATGTCAGTTTATCTAAAACTGGTGCGGAAGTATTTGTAGACTCGTAAACTGCAATTACGTTTACAACGTCTGGGACATTTAGAGATATGTTATCATCTTCTACACGCAATCCATAATATTTACTTGTAGTAAGACCGCTGGAAGTTGCACCAGTCTGAGTGGAAATTCCACTTGTTCTTGTGACAGATACTTGTCTGCTTCTGATAAGATCTTTTGATTTATTAGTAACATTTCTCTTCTTCAATGTTACGTTTACGGTAACATTTGACTCACCATTTTTTAGTTTGGTGAAAGTAACTGAAGATCCATCAGCACCAAGTGTGAATTTACTAGATGTTAGTTGATCTGTGGATCCATCTGCATAGTGTACAGAATATCTTTCAGCATCAAATGCTTCAAAGAAAACACTAGTAATGCCAGAGCTGGTATCTAATGCATCAGAAGTTGTTATTGTCAGAGATCCTGCTCCACTAATAGTTCTTCCAGTAATCTGTTTTGAAATAGTAAGTTCAGAAGAAGAAAGATCGACAGATGCAATATTAATCTTTGGTAGGTTGGAATACAAACCAGAAGAAACTATATTAGAAATTTTCGGTTCCATTAAGGAAAACACTGAATCTGTTGTAGCAGCAGGAAGTCCATTATCACAAACGGACGTAATTGCAACACCAACAGCAGCAAGAGTTAGAGATGTTCCATCAGCGGAAATTGAAGATATTCTATTAAAAGTTGGATCAGTATTTCCACTTTCCTGATATTTTACAATTGATTCTGTTTTAATTCCCGTTGTTCCTGAGAAAAATCTTCCAGGAGCCTTTGCTGTTCCACCAGTAGTAATGTTTAGTTTATCAGTGATTGAAAAATTAGGTGGAGTTCTTTCATATAAAACAGAGTCTGCAAAGAAATCGCTTTGCAGAGAAGAATTTAGTGTTGAGGAATCTTGATATACTGATTTAATGTCTTCGGTTGTATATGCAACTAAGTTAGTAACACCAACTCTGAGTTGTGGATCTTCATTGATAATAACTTGCTCGCCAACTAAGAAAGTTCCGGAAGTTTGTGATAAACTAAATGCAGAAGCATTTGGTCTTGCTGCAACATAACCAGTAGCACCGCTAGAAAGACCCCTTACAAAAGAAGTTAATGGTACTTCTGACGCAGTATATTCTTTTCCAAGATATAGAGTTGTATAAGTCTGAATATCAAATAAGTATAAATCCCATTCTGTGCTATCATAAGTATATGGAGCATCCGAAACACCATACCAATATACTCTTGCTTCTCCAATCTTAGTTCCACCACCACCTATTGTACCTGCTGCCCCACCAGTTTCATTTCTTCTTCTATTATAAAGTTCTATAATATTTGCTTGTGTGGTTTGTGCTCCACTTACAGATGCACCAATGTTTATATAAGGAACACCATGAACATTATTTACTTTGAGGAGACTTCCCATTCCAAAAGGAACCAGAGATCCATCGACTCTCTTAGTTGTTCTTGGTTTTTCTACGTCAACAATTGTTGAACCAACTAGATCAACATCAAATCCTTTAACGTATGCCGTTCCAGAAGAAACTTTAACACACATTAAATCATTATTTGGAAGATTACCCTGCTCAGTTCTTTGACCTTCTATGTACAATCCACCATTTCCAGTTTCATTGTTTAATGAATTTGCTACTGAAATTGTGAATGGATTTACTGCATAGTTTCCTGACTCATCAAAAGTTCTTTTTGCAAAGTAATCTTTAATTACGCTATAATCTGATTTATTTTGTAATTTCTTAATCTGCCCCTGATCAACTTTAACTAATTCTACAAAATTAGTATCATCAAAATCTAGTAATTGCTTCTTAGCTAACTTTACACTTATTTTTAATCTATCTGCACCTGGTGCAGCATAGTTTGTAAATCCTTTTGCATTATCATTTAAACTATCATCATCATCGGAGGTAATGATTTCCTCAAGAATATCAAAACCAACTCTATAAGAAGGTTCATTATTATATGGGTCTAGAACAATCTGGGTGTTTGGTACATCTACAAAAACACCTCTGATAAAATAAACACCTTTAGATACACCAACAGCATATCCTGTTGATGCAGTATTTACTGAAACTAGTGTAATGACACTATCCCCACTATTTAAAGTGGTATTTCCATAAGTAACATTTTCTTCAAGAATTAAAACTTCACCATCAGAAAACTGAACGGTTTCCCCATCCGTTCCACCATCAAGATATTTTACAAATAAGGTAATTTCTTCTATTCCTTCTTCTGGTGGTAAAATATAACCTTTAATTGTTCCAACTATTCCAGAAGACTGACCCCTTACTCTTGTCCCTCTACCATTATTTGCATTGGATAAAGAATCGAGATAGACTGTAACGTCTATGCCAAGATGATCAGGATTAACTTTAACTGTTGTAAAAGCATTATCACAAGTAATTCCACCAGGAATTACCATAGAACCTTCTTTAAAAAGATGACTTCCAAAAGATTCTATTTGATTTTGTAAAATTGACTGAAGACCTGTTAATTCTCTTGCCTGGATTGGGTGTCCAGGCTTAAACAAAACTCGATAGTAATTATCTCCCTTATCAAAATCGTCATAATAAGGGCTTACATTTAGGTTAGTCTTCTGTGGCATTGTTTAAAATTCCAGTACGATTTTGATGTCTTCTTTTTGTCTTGAATTCCTACTAATAGTAGGACGATTGTCGAGATAGATTACATCTCCTGATCCTTTATTTATTTCAGGAAATGCCATTCCAGATGTGAAGTTAACACCTAGATTAATTAATTTAGAACCTGTTGGATTTGTAGAGATACCAGAAAAACCGGTATCAATAGAAGCAGAAAATCCTGTTGATTTTCCACTAATTTGGTTAGCAGAAGATTCAAAAGAAAATGGTTTTCCATTAGTGGAAATACCAACATAATCCTGTTGATCATATGTTGTTTGGTTAAAATATAATGATCGATCTCTAAAATATTTCAGAACCTTAGTCTCACTGTCCCAAGAAGCAACGTATCCGTATGCTCTACCAACTCCATTAGATACTACTTGTTCAATTTTTTCCCCAACAGTAGGAGTTCCTGTGATTGAAGAGAATTTAAGAGAATATAATCCAGTGAAAGTATCTTGAGTATAAACTTGTGTTGATCCGATTGAAGTAGGATTTTTTATAATTGCTACTTGTGCAAAACTAGTATCAACTGGAAAATCCTTTGTAGAGTCATCAAATCTAGAATATACTAGTACTTTATCAGTACCAAGTTCGGTATATAAATCATATCCATGTCCCCTTGATGGTGGGATAATGGGGACTAACTTAGCACTGTTTCCAATTGTATTTGTATTAATAGATCCCAAATCTACTAATGCATAACTATAATTTTTTCCACCAGAAGTAACTACCGTGTTAGTTATTGCACCCCCTTCAACATCAACTCTTACTCTTCCCCCTGTTCCATCACCTATAATGGATAGTTCTTGTCCCAGTCCATTTGAATAATTTGCTCCCGATTCTTCAATATATACAGTTTTAATTTGATTATTATTTACTGTTGAATCGCCAGATTCTCTTATTGCTTGAATTTGCGAATTTGTAGATGTTAACCATTCGTTGGGGACAGTAATATATTCCGTAGAATCAAATTTTACAATATCGCTTGGGGAAACTGTAAACAGATATTTCCAAATATATCCATCACCACTATCTCCCGCTCTCGATGGTTCTAAATCAGTAAAAGTTGGTTCATCCTGTGATACATTTCCTTTTGGACTATCACCACTTGAACCGTTTTCGATACAAATATATACTCGATATTCGGAATTAATTACATAATAATTTGCACCATATAATCTTGATGAATTTGTTAAAGGGCTAGGATTGAGAATACTATAATCGTCCCTATACATTTCATATCTATTTCCAGCAACCCAATCAATTCTTCTGATTATTCTTCTGATATTTGCTGATGTAATCTTCTTTCCGTATAAAATAGTGTCAGTATAATGCTTATTATATGAGAAATTGTCAATAGGCGCTGGTGGATTAGTATTCCAAGTAGTAGATCTGCCAAAACCAACGGCAGAAGGATTTGTTAATCCTACAACAATATAATAAGAGTTATCTGTGGACCCAACAGAGTCCACAAAATTACTAGCATTCAAAATTCTAAATTGATCAGTAACAATTGCTGACATCGTTAAACTTTTTTATGTATTTATATCCCATCAAGGTAGATTAGAAAGTTTTCTAATCGCACCACTATTTCTTAATCCAAATGTTCTTCTTTGAATCGTTGGGAATGTGGATAAACCGGAGTCAATTGTCAGACCAGTAACTCCTATCGAAACAGGGTTCAAACGAGTTTGGAAGTCATATATTCTACCCCAAGAAATATTTCCTAGTGGTAAAGTAGTAGATCCAGTAGTTGCAATTCCAACAATGTTACTATTAGTGTGAATATTACAAATTATCTCCGCATTCGGTCCAAAATTAACCTTAGAGTTGACAATATAAACATTATCTAAGAAATTGGTTCCTATACCAACAACAGATGAATCTTCGCTGTTAACAGAAGTTACACCAGTTCCAACTGTTGTATTATAAACTAACAAAGGATAACCTGCTTGTAGATCATTAGCATCAGATGCATTTGCTCTAAAATTAATTTTCAGTGCAAGTGGATGACCACCAGTACCAGTTGTTGTGGTAATTCCCGTAATAATTCCACTAAATCCTTGAACATTTTGAATACTCTTAACAAGTTCAGTTGTTGATTTTGGTACTTCAGTTATTACCTGAGGTGGGTTTGTTTCGCTATATCCTAATCCAGGATTTACAATCGTTACAGAAGCAACACTTCCACCAGAAATGTTTGCTATTGCAGTTGCTGTTGATCCAATACCAACTCCAATTGGTGATGGTGCTGAAAGTTTAACAAGAACAGTGGAAGTTGAATAACCAAGACCTGGATTTGTGATTGTAATATTGGAAATAGTTCCTGCGGCAGAAACTGTTGCCGTAAATGCTGCTGATACTGGATCGGATCCTTCAACTATTAGACCATCGACAGTAGTAATTGTAATTCCATAATTATTTTCTTCAAAATTGAAGAATTGAGCATCATCTACAAATATGCTAGAAGAACCCTCAGTTACATCACCAATGATTTTTGCAGTCGGATAAATGAGTGGTTCAATAGAGTCTCTTGATTTGAAAATAATATCACCCTTAATGTACTTGTCTTCTTTCTGCTTAATCCACTCTATTGGTTTATAATCAATTTCATTGATACCATAATCAACATAATTATCAGTCTCCACTAAATCAGAACCAACAATATCTACAATAGTTCTATCTCTTGCTTGATCTATGGTTGAAGGATATCTTGGATTTTTTCTAACAAAAACATCGTCACCTATCTTAATAGTTTCATTAATATCAACTAATGTAATATCAACCCCATTTTGTCCAACATAGAAGAATATATCTACCTTATCACTAGTTTTAGGAGGTTCATTGAAGATGAATGAGGTTCCACCAGAGAAACTATATGAATATCCTGGTTGCTGTAGAACACCATTTACAAATATGATTAATACTGCATCGAGATCGATAGAACCAGATAGAGGATTATTAGGATCTATTTCAAAACTCAACAACTGACCATTATAATATAATGGGAATCTAGTTCTACTTCCATTTTGTAAAGTTGATATACTATCAATATAATTCATTTCACCAAATGACCAAGATGAGAAATAATCTTGGAATGTTTCCACAACTTCTAATTTAAATTCTGAAAGTGGTTCAGAGAAATCTTTTGCAGTAACTAATCCAACTGGTTTAAATACATCACCAACTTGGAAAGCATAACCAGGTCTCGATATTTGGAAAGAATCAACAAGGAATAAAGTAGAACCAATTCCAACAGACGATGGTGATGGTCCAATACTTATATTCATAAGGAGATTTGATCCTGTATCAGTTGTTGTACCAACACCAACTCTGTAAACACCAATAACTTCGAGATTTTCATAAATTGGTTCTGGTATCTCAATGTATGGTTCTACATATCCGGATCCACCATCGTTAATAGTAAACGAAAGAGTTCCACCAGCCCCAACAACAGCGGTTATATTTGCTTCTGTTCCGGTATGATTTGGATCAGTAACACCAATAGAAACTGGATCTCTATATCCAGAACCATCATTCAAATCGTACCAGGGAAATACCGTACCAAATCCAATATATGTGTGTGGTAGAGTGCTTGTACCGACATTTGCAAGGAAAGTTCTTGCCGAAACAATACCAGAAATATCATACGAGTAATCTAAACCGCGTGATGGGAAATAAGATACAATTCCTGCACCAGATGGGCAAGTGAATCCTAATCCTACAAGTTTAATTCTGTCACCACCAACAAAGTTATGATTGGTTGGTGTTGTTATTTCAACTACGCCAGTTTGATTATTGTAAGATGCTGTACTAATTGATTGACCAGGACCAGTATGGGATATGCCAGTGATACTTACGATAGAACCAGATCCATCAAGAACGGCTCTAACTTTTGCGCCAACTAAAGGTGCATATCCAAGACCAGGTGTAGAACCAAGTGATACAATTAGACCACCTCTTGGAAGTTGATTCTGGTTGATATCAAAATCAGACTTAATATAAGTACCGTCTGTTGAAGTAATACCAGTAAATACTACACTTGAAATTCCAGCAACAGTGTCATTTTCGAACTCATAATTATTTCCTGCATTATTAATTGTTGTTGGAGTCTGGAAAACGCCATTAATAAACAGTATTCCATTTCCAATGTCAACACCAGTTGTATTGATCCCCTGAACCGTCATCGTATAGGTCTTTCCAATACCAGTAAACTGATCTGAAATATCATCAAAGAGCATGTTTGTGTCATAATTTGATCTCAGGAAAGTTCTTCCAGAATACTGAGCTCTTACGTATGGGAGATTGCTTTCATCTCTTCTTGCTCGTGTGTTTCCTTTTGGTGGATCAACAAACCAAATTTCCGATCCAACAATATTGAATGATCCTCTATAAACCTGAACGTTGGCACCATCACTGTGTGATACTGCTGTGCTTCCAACAGAAGCTCTTACAACTGAAAGTGTATAGAAAGTATTGACAAAATCGGGATTTGGATCTGATGAATTAATAATTCCATTAATTGGTCCAAGAATAGAACCGCCAACGTTGGTGCTAATACCAACTTCAACTACCTTCATGTATTCATCATCAATCTTGATAAGATCTCTTGGTTGAACAGAACTAATACCACTTACATTGAAAGTTGAAATGCCGACAGAAATAGAACCACTATTATATGCCAGAGTATGTGATATTGGTGTAAAGGTAATAGGTTGCTGGACAATACCATCAAGAGAAACAACACTCTTAGTGAGTTTCTTAGTCATTTCAAGTTCATGTACATTACCAACTCCAGCATCAGTAAATGTCACATAAATTCCAGCATTTGCATATTGTTTTTGTGTTGATAGTCTGAAAGTATCTGGGGTAATAGCAATTGGATAAACTCTCTCAGGTAGTCTGTCAGTAACAACACCAAGATAATTTGCAGTTGCTCCGATTCCCATCGCACTTTGTCCAACACCAACAAAAGTAGACTTTGGAGTGTAAATTAACTCCTCACCAGTGTTAAACATATGGTCTACAATTGTAAATATACCCGTTCCAAAATCAACAGTAGTAGCGTCAGATGGTGTGAATACTTTCTTATAAATTGGTCTTCCTTGATATTTTAAGTTAAAGTTAACTTTATTTGCTCTCGTTCCATTGATACTGTCATAAGATGACAAGAACAGTTCTTGTGTACTGTTTCCATAAGACAATAGTCTAGGTACATTATCAAAATCACTATAAGTGTAGAATACCTCATTAAAGGATTGAACTGTTGTATTTGTATCTGAAAAATCTGGGTAGAAATTCAAATAGAATTGATCGCCATTGACTTCGGAACCAAAAGTGCCTAGTCCCGTCACATTATTTACAGCAGAGAATGATCCAGGTACGACAACAAAGTCTATACTTCCACGAATAATTGAAACTTGATGTATTGCAGAACTACTTCCACAAGACACTCTTACAATAGATGAGGATGATGTAATTGTATTTGAATCAAATGTTCCAACTCTAATTGCCGTTGTTCCAACACCAACTGTTGATTCTAACCTAGCACTTCTCTCTGATCCTTCTGGTTGACCATTAACTAAGAATCTGTATGTGCTAATTCCAGAAGATGTTGATGAGAATTTAATAATATTTGATCTAACATCAATAAGATTGTTTTCTTCATTTTTAACTCTAAATGATACTATTCCTGCGGTGGAATCATAAATTGCTGTTACAATTCCAATAGAGGATGCACTGTATCCCTGAGGAGTTGTATCAAAATAATATTCGCTGAGATAAGTGTGGGACCCATCAAATCCTAACGCAACATCAACATAATTTACTTCTCTTGTTAAAGAATTTGCAATTTCAATATTGGCAAATAATCCATTGAAATCAGTGTCAGAGAATTCTGCAATTGTTCCAATGCTGCTAGCAGTTCCAACACTGGAAATACCAATAACAGTACTTCCAACTAGATCGACAGACCCAATAGTTTCCGTTCCAATTCCAGATGAAGTTTGGAATGTTTTCTTTAAGACTTTGATATCATGGTCCCTATCAAATCTATTAGTTGGGGTAAATATTAGAGTTTTTCTTCCCGAGTTGTCTACATTAGCACTAAATTCACCAAGAAGTTCATCTGTATATACAGTATATTTTTCAAACAGAGAGGAATCCAACGTTGTTGTTTCTAAAACTAATTCTGTTAACTGTGAATCAAATGTATCTGGATCAACAACTTGAATCAAGTATCTTACGTGAGTATCAGAAATACTAATTTCCTCAATCTCAACAAAAGGATCTTCAAAACCCCTACTTGAGAATCTATTACTAATATCATCATGAATAATAACTCTATTAGTTCTACATTCAGTATAATCAGTTAGTTTTCTATTTTGAATCTTCAAATATTTTGATTGGTCAGGATTTGTTCTGATATCATAATCAACAACGTTATCAAAATTGTTAATAACATCAACTCTTCTTTCTTCAACTACATCTAAGACAATAACGCTCGTTGTCGTTCCAGATAATCCAACAGAACCATTCGTGCTGGACATTATACCAACATCTGCAAAATTTTTCATTCCAGATGGGTGTAAAATACTATTAACTGGTCCCGAAAATTCGCCCCAAGTTATTGGACTCTTGATTGAATAAGATAGATTTTGATAATAATCATTATCTGGAAGTACCTGATAATCTTCATTAGTTTTTCCAATATCATTTCTCCACCCAATATTCTGTCTTGAAGAATATTTAATTTTAAATCTAGATCTATTAGTGCCAATGGATAGTACATCCGCTATTACACCACTAACCTTGCCTTTGATTTTATCACCCTCTTTCAGTGCATATTTTCCATTTACTTTAATAAACTCATCCCTTACAGAATAAACATAAACATCCTGCTCAGCAAATCCACTTCCACTATCAACAAAAAGTTGTTCATTTAAGGAAAACTCACCTCTCTTCTTAATAACATCAATTACTGGGTAGTAATTTTTATTAATAATGGTGGCATATCCAGACTGATAGGTTTTAGCAATACCTGGATTTGTTGATAGACCAACACCAAGTTCATCAACAACAGAGAATGTCAATATTGCTGGGTTTGAATTGACATATGAATCTACCCTGAAGAAGCGATAGTCATAATTTTCTGAATTATATCCAGTTCCACTTCCTATTAATTCTACTCCCTCAACAAAAACCTCATCACCTGCTTGGAACAGAGGAGAAGTAAATCCTAAAATAGGAGTAGATAAAGTACAAGTTGCAACACCAGAGTTACTTGTAATTATTGAACTGATTCCAACACCATTGGAATTATTAATTGAAATTATCTTGTGCGGATCTGATTTTAATCCGTATATTGGGGCAATTTGAATGACATTAGATATTGCTCCACTTGGACATTCTGCAATGAGTGAAAATCTATCAACTACTTCATTTGTAGATTCATTCCATAGAAGAAGATCAGGAGTGTTTAAGTATCTACTTCCACCATAAACAATGTTTATTTCATCGATTGTATCTAAATTATCTAGATTTACAATTGGCGAAATAAACGCTTCGGGATTTAAAGTATTGTCAGATGGATATTCAAATCCAACATCCTTAAATCTAATATTTTTAATTCTTCCAATAGATGTTGATACTGCAACCAAGTTTGCATCACTTCCATCAATGCTAGTTATATCAGTGAATTTTGGAAGTTTTTTGAAGTTAAATCCTTTTGAGAGGATCTTAACTTTTCCAACAGATCCATTAATTGCATTTGATGATTTGGTGGAGTATTCTAATGTTTTAGTTTGATCCTCATTATACAATAAAACACTAGGAACTCTTACGGGAGAAATTTTAAAACTACTTGTTGATATTCCAAAAACACTATAAGTTCCACTTAATTCACTATTAATATAATTAATCTCAGAATAATCCTTAACTTCTTTATCGGCAGTGCTTATGTATCCTCCTTTTTCTAAGGAATAGAAAAGTTTAGTAGGAACACTATCACTATACTTGAGTGAAAGAGATGCCGTACCAAATCCTACGGTCCCAATTCCAGTAACATTAAATTCTTGACTATCTGATGTGGATATAAACTCAGATTCAAAGTTTTTATCATTGAAAATTTTAAACTTGAAACCAACCAAAGAACTATCAGAAAGATTGAACTTTAATGTGGAGTTCTTAACAACATTAATTTTTGGATTGATAAGAGAGAAGTTATGAATGGAAGCACCAGTTCCAACAATGTTTACTACACGTTCAGATCCAGGAACGGTGTCATATAGCGTCTCAGCAAGTCTAAATTTGCTGATGCTATCTTTAATCACATAATATGATCCAGTAGTTAATCCAGAAGCAACTTCTATACTATCATAGAATATTTTATCTCCTGTACTATAACCATGATCTGGAATAGTAATAGTATTATCTCCAAGATTAATCTGAGAAGAATTAATACCAACAGTGTTGATCAGTATTTTGTTATATTCTGAATTAAATTTAATGCTTAAAGGTGAGGTCGTTCCAAGACCAACTACTGTATTTGGTACGACAGTTAGTTTAATAGTATCGCCTTGAAGTAATCCGTGAGATTGTGCAACACTAACTGTTGAAACTACTCTATCAATTTGTCCTGTTATCTTAGTATTATTTGAAGATAGTAAGTATTCTGAATTATTAGAACCATCACTGTAGAAGAATAATCCCTCACTGCTGGTAGTAAGTCCTACTTGAGTAACTAAACCAACATAATCTTTTCCTTTATTAATTACATATACTGTTGAAGTTAACGAGGTTGTATCTGGAATAAAGAACGTATTTAAATTAGAATCATTATCAGCAACAATTAATGAATCAACGCCAGCAAGATCTGTTTTTGTGAACGTAAGTTGCTGTCCAGTTTTGAATGGATGATTTGGTAAATATATGCTTCTGTATGGAATAGAAACCGTTTCAGATATTCCACCAATAGTAAACGTCTTGGATACTGCACCACCAGAAGTCGTTCCAATTCCAACAGAATCTTTCGCATTGAAATATACTAAGTCATCTCTCTTAGAATCGAACAATGTAGTTTTAGCTGGTATTCTAACTCTATCACTTAGTATATTCAGAGAGCTGCTATAAGTGTGTGCAACACCAGTGCTTCCATATCTCTTTACTCTCAGTATACCATTATTATAGTTGTTTAATATTTTTACAGTTTCTTGACCAAGAGAAGATTTGATAAAAATACTATTTCCAATCGAAACATTATTGGGTCTTGAAGAGACAAATATGTCCTCAATGAGTCCACCTGGAGAAGTGTAGCTACTCATTGTTTTGGCAAGTCCAACAACTTCTGTTGCAAATCCAATTGTTTTTGGTCCAGAAATATTTGCAATAGAGGTTGAAATTGTACCAACTAAAACGGTATCCCTATTTCTTAAATCAAAACCAGCATTATAATATGCAGAGATATTATTATCATCATCCCAAACAAAAATACATGGTGAATAACTTTCAAATGTTGTCTCTACTTTAGTGACATTTTTTCCTACGATCTCCGAAACTTCTGCTCTAAGACCAGAACCACCTGTTCCTTCTTGATCAAAATTGACTCTATCACCAATTCTATATCCACTACCACCATCAATAACTTCAACATCAGTAACAGAACCCTTATTGACGGATTCTACAACTACTATTTGATTAGAAGTCTCATAAGGTTCTACCAAAAAGTCATAATCAGCATACTGATCGTTAACTTTATATGGATAAGTGTTTCTAATAACATTAGATCCATTAAAATCAAAAGTCTGATCTAAGTATGAGTTTTCTAATATAAAATCAGACTTAAATGTATTACCTATAAAATATGGGTATACTGGTTCTAACTTATTTGATGTAATACTTGTGGTTACACCTGCAAAATATGCATAGACTCCGTTTGGAAATTCTGGTGTTTTGCAGAATCTTCCGTTGTGAGAATCTAAGTCTCCACTACCATCATATACAAAGTCTTCGATAAAGAAACCAGAAGCAAAAGATGAGGGTCTATCGGTAATGTTTGAAGGGTTGAGAGTATATCCTGGATTGAGAATCTTGGTTCCAGACTGAATATTGTTTGGATCCGTATATCCATATGGTCCATAAATTGGATTACCATCATAAGACCATCCAATGATTGGAGAGTGAAGACTCAGACTATCAGAATACTTTGCTGCTAAATCCTCAGAATATCCGTATATTCCATAGACAAGAGAATTTTTCTCATCATTCCTATTAAGACTGGAAAATATTTTTGGTGTTCTAAGTTTTGAATATGTGGCATATCTTTCTGCATCATTAACTGTTAGATCTCTAACTCTAACATTAAATAGAGCACCAGAACCACGAGGAGTTACTTTTATATAAGTGGTTGTTTTACTATATCCAATACCAGAATTTATTACTATTGCGTCAGTAATTCTTCCATCAGTAATAACTGGTTTAATAATAGCACCACTTCCATCACCTATTACTGAAATTTCTGGAAGGGAATAATATTCGGAACCACCACCTAATATTTGTACTTCTATTACTCTACCATTAGATATAATTGGATTCAGTTGTGCATCCTTACCATTTTTGATATTAATTAATGGTTTTTTGTGGAGATTTAAAGTATTTGATCCATATCCACTGCCTTTTTCATATAAGTAAGAATCAATGATATTGCCAGTAACAACAGGAGTAAAGGTGAAATTACCAGTTGTCGTTGAACCATAAGATACATTGATATTAACTTGAATTGGTGGATATTGGAAAACGTGATATCCACTACCAGTTGATTGAATATCTACATACTTGTTTCTAATAAGATTATCAGTAACGGTTGCCGCAATTCCAACATCTACAAGTCTGAATGAATCTAAATCTACTTTTTGTACCGAATAACTTTTTTCTGTTGTTAATCCAACAATTTCTGTTCCGGTGGTTGAATATACCACAACATCACCAGAAGAAAATCCATGATTTTTATATGAAATTGTATTGTATTGAGTTGAAATTCCAGAAGAAGAAACTCTTAACTTTCTATACTCATATCCAGAACCACCATCTAAGACAGCAATGTTTCTAAGAGTGTTTTTTGAAATAGTTCTAAATTTGTGTATACCACTAAATGTTGTTGAAGTTGAAAATCCAATCGTATTAATACCTGCATTATAGTCTGAAAGAGTATTAAAAAGTTTAATAGATCTGTTATTAACAAATCTTGCAATATACTGATCGCCACTAACCAAGTTTCCGGTAGGAGTATTAGTTACATCAGCATAAACTCCGGTCAATAATGGATTATTTCCATTTTGGTTATAGATGATAGATTCACCATCATAAAAATTGTGATCGGTTAAGAATGTAATAGTTTCGTCGGTAAGATCTACACCACCACCAACGGTTAATGCTCTACTATCAAATTCAACTTCTCTAAATCTTTCTCCCATAACGGGTTTTAGAACGCAACCAGAACCGTTTCCACCAGTTAGTGTTAAAGATAACACATCTTGAACATCAAAATCCTGAGGATCAACAAATACTTGCTTTACACTTCCACTAATGACTGGTTCAACAAGTGCTGTAACACCAGCACCAGTAGAAATTGTGATTAGAGGTGGGTTTACAATATCATATCCATCTCCACCATTAAGAACCTCAAATTCTTTTAGTGGTCCATAGTAAATTTTATCAGTTGATTCTGGATTAGTTACTTGAACACCATCAACTAAAATTCCAATAGAATCTCCAACATCAAATACTTTTCTTTTTACTTTACCAGAATATTTTGTACTTTTTGGAAACTTTCTAAGAATTTTATTTGGAGATATAACTCGATCTTTATGTTTTTTCAGAGTGAATCTGTGGAAACCTGGATTAGTATTTTCAGAGAAGACTGTATATTCGTTTCCACTCAACAAAGATTTCGATGAGTACAATCTAATTTGATTAGAAGTAACAATTTTCACATAATAATCTGATCCAGAGATTAAACCAGATAATGGTTGATTCTCTGCCGTATATGTAACAATATCACCATCAATAAATTTAGTGTTATTTGAAAATTTTATAATAGAATATGCTAAAATTGTCGAATTGTAACCGCCAAGATATGTTGCTGTTCCAGCGGGTATTGTTGATTCTATCAACTCATCATTAATTTCATAAGATGGTAATGAATTTGATGCGACATATCCATCGCCATTATCATTATGGTACACATTTAATGTGTCTGAAATATAAACATTATTACCACCAAAGAGATTAACATTTAAACTCTTTGATTTGTTTAGTTTTCTTCTTATATCATACGATTGAGATGGATTTGGTGTAAATCCAGATATATTACTCAGGATAACCTGATTTAGAAGAGTATTAATTTGCGAAACAATTGCACCAGAAGATACTATTGTATTACTGTGTGCAACTAAGATATCAACAATATCACCCTCTTTCAAACTGGATTTATCAACGTTGCTAAACAAAGTGAAAGTTGATCCGGAAATTGAAGATACTTGATACCTTGTACTGGTATTATAAATCCAACTATTTGCAAATACCTCTTTGTGAGTTTTGCCCTCCGATGGATTTTCAATTATCTCACCAAGATTTTTAACTCTTATTTCTTCTCCTTCATCGATCAAAGATATATCACCAACTTCTTCAAATTCAGAAATAACACCTGTTATACGTAGATCAACTCTCTGCGAAATATCTCCATCTTCATATCCGTAGATAGTTTCATTTGATCTAATATCTGTTCCTAGTGATACCGCAGTATCTACGCCTGTACAACCAAAAAATTGATTAATAGATTTTGAAGTGTATGTGATGATATTATCATCTGCAATTAAAGTCCCAGACTCTGCAAATCCAATAGTAGAATCAACGGAAATTACAGAACCACCAACAGAAACATCTTCAAGGATTATTGTTTTTCCTGGAACAGTGAAAATACCTTCGATTAAATCTCTATCATTGTATCCTACAAATAGTTCAATCCTATAATATTCTTCATTATTTCTAGTGAAGATGTCAACATTAGAAACAGAAGCGTTGGTGTTTATATCAGTTGATTTAAATATAGTCTGCCCTTCTAATGCAAGAGGATTACCTGAAATATTTTTTGCTACTACAATTTCTCTTCTAATATAGTCAGCGGATGATGGCTTGACAAGTCTATTTTCTAGGTCTATAACAGTAGATTCTACACCATACAGAACTTTGAACAGAATTTTAATAGATTCTGCAATTCCCTTTGATTGATAAAAATTTCTAGCATGTTTGATAAAATTGCCAACATTTAAGTCTGAAACAAAATCATTATTCTCTAATCCAGGTGTAAAAGTGTATTTTAATTTTTTATAGAATTCTTGTAAGAATAAAACACTTAAATTTGTAACAGTAGTGCCAGATGTATGACTTTTCTGAGTAGATTTTGAAAATGTTAATGACTGTTTGTTTACATTATCAACAAAATCTGTGGTAGAAAGGTTATCATATCCTGTGATTCCACTAAATCCACGAATACAACCAGTAAAAGTTGTTGCTGTTATACCAGTGTATGTAATAATCTCATCATCAATCTTTAAAAGACCATATTCCGATGGAAATCCTTTTGTAGAAGCAACTGTTATAGTAGTATCAGAGGAAGAAATATTGTTAGAAAGAGAAGTTGATCCTACAACAACCTCAGGGACAAGGTTGTCAAGTTTTAGATACTGATCTAGATTTTCAGCAATATCAACATTTCCCCCTTGAATTTCTTGGGAGATATAGTACTGTTTGAAAAAGTCTATTGCTTTTGGAAAATCTGAAACTATAAACTCTGGAAGTTGGCTCTCAATAATTTTATTGATCTGCACTCTCTTCTCAAAATCTGACATATTTTACTTCCTCTCGATTTCTCCGTTGGAATAACTTGAAGTATAGTAATCTCTTGTAAAAGTAACTCCGGAGATGTCCTCCCCAGAAGAAATCACATCTTTAATCATATTTATCTTACTCTCTGAAACATTAAAACTCAAATACAAATCTTTAAGACCAATAACGTCATTAGACTCTGGATATGCCTGAATTTCTATGATGTTATTAGGGGCAGAGGTTTCTGTAATGTTTACGGTGTTAAGAATTACTTCTCCACTCTCATAATTAACTGTTCCTGCGTCTTTGGCAACAACAATTCTATTTCCACTAGGATCAGTTTTAACTAATGAAAGAATTCCTGTTTTTGCACTGATAGAACCTGGTCTGGAAAGGAACACATTTGCAGCTTCGGTAGCATTAGTTACTGTATTTCCCCTAGCAGTAATATTTGGGGTGTCTGTAATGTATACAGTAGAAGATTCACCAGCAATTTTAAATCCAGTAGATTTAATATTAAATCCTTGTGGTTTTACGTTGAATTTATTTCCAAAGCACAGTTCATACTGTGCGAATTGATTTATCAGAGCCTTCATATCTCTTCTAATTCTAACTTTTGTAATATTAGAAGTGATAGCACTATCAACTCTATCAATAAGTTGGACAATTTTACTGTACTTAAATCTTCCACCAAACTTATTCATGTCAACATTCTTAGAATAATCTGTAAGAGAAGACACAATTGAAGTTTTTAGATTATCAACACTAGAAACCTGATTTGAATTGTAATAAACAGAAGAATCAATCTCAACATAAAGTATTTTGAGATCAATTATCTTTTGATTAATTCCTGCGATTGAATATTGCTTTAATTTTGATAGAATGTTTTGTTTATCAAAGTCTGAAATGTATGTACCATTCTTTGGTTTGATACTGATTTGAACATTACCATACTGTGGTGGAGATAGTTCTTCACCGCCAACAACAGATACAGACTCGGTATTGGGATATATTGATTGAATAATCGCCTCATAATCACGAGAAGTTACTGCTCTGTATTGTGCAGAATAAAGTCTTGGGGCAAAATATTTGATTGATGATATTGGTTCAATTTCACCACCGTTTGATGACTTATTAATTGTATTGACTGTAATAGTTCCAGAAGGAATTACTCTAATATTTGAGGCATCTACAAAATTTCCTTGAAAATCAAAGTTTGCTGCACCATTACCTCTTTCACCATCTGTTACAATATACTTTGCAGTGATTATCGCATTATTTTCTAACTTTTTTCCAAAGTATCCATCACCAAATAGAAGTTCATATTTTTCATCCTGAACTTCTTGAATTAAGTAAATCTCA